GACGCCGCGCGCCGCGCACTTGAGTGGCGTCGTGAGTATGGACGTGGCGGCACGGCTGTCGGCGTTGCCCGCGCACGCGACATCGTGAATGGCAAGGACTTGTCCGAAGAAACCGTCAAGCGGATGTTCAGTTTCTTCAGTCGCCACGAAAACAACAAGGCAAAGCATTATTCCGCGAAGGAAGCAGATGGCGGGCCGACCGCCTGGCGGATTGCATGGGATTTGTGGGGCGGTAATTCTGGTTTTTCGTTCAGCCGCCAGATCGTGCAAAAGCTAGAAAAGGATCGCGCAGTGCAAACCGATGAGAAAGATGATATGTTGCCCGAAGCAACCGAGGGGGCTGAGATGTCTGAACAGCGTGCAGAGCCGGATGAACTGAGCGTGGGCGACTACGTTGAGTGGAACAGTTCCGGCGGCGAGGCGTATGGCCAAATTGAACGCATTGAGCGTGACGGTCAGATCGATGTGCCTGACAGTGACTTTACGATCAACGGCGATGCGGAAGATCCTGCTGCGTTGATTGAGGTGTACCGTGAAGGCGAGGATGGCTATGAGGCTTCGGGCCGAATGGTCGGCCACCGCTTCAGCACCCTGCGGAAGGTCGCGAAGCGCGGCTACAAGGACGAGGATCGATTCAGCCGGGAAGACATGAAGACGCGCGCAATGGACGGCAGCGCGGACATCATTGATATGGATAAGCGCACGGTTCGGATCGCTGTTAGCAGCGAAGAGCCAGTTGAACGCTCGTTCGGAGCAGAAATTCTGGATCACAGCGAGGCCAGCATCGACCTTGATTTTGCCCGTTCTGGGCGGATGCCTTTGCTGCTTGATCATGACCCACGCCAGCAGATTGGCGTGGTTGAGAACGTAGACCTTGATGGTTCCACCCGCAGGTTGCGGGCGACAGTTCGTTTCGGAAAGAACGGGCTGGCCAAAGAGGTCTTCGATGATGTTGCGGACGGCATCCGTTCCAACATCTCTGTTGGCTATGCAGTCAACAAAATGGATCGCGAAGGATCGGATAGCTACCGTGTGTCTTCGTGGTCACCAATGGAGGTATCGGTCGTTTCGATCCCCGCCGACAGGACAGTCGGCGTTGGCCGCGCGGCAGAGACTTCACCCGCTCAACCAGTAACTGAAACTCCAACAATGGAGACCACAATGACTGATGAAGTCAAAATTGATGTGGAAGCGGTGAAGGCCGAAGCTGCCCGCGCTGCCGCAAAAGAAACCAGCGAGATCTATCGCATCGCTGCCAAGCACAATCAGCGTGAAATGGCTGACGAAGCCGTCAAGAACGGCACTTCGCTGGCTGAGTTCCGTGGCCAAATTCTGGATGTGATCGGCTCCAAGCCGCTGGATGACAGCGACATCGGCCTGTCCAAGAAGGAAGTCCGCAACTTCTCGCTGATGCGCGCGATCCGCGCAATGGCCAACCCGTCCGACCGTGGCGCACAAGCTGCCGCCGAGTTCGAGTTTGAAGCCGCTGGCGAAGCTGCAAAGCGTGACGGTGTTGATCCGCAGGGCCTCTATATCCCTGCTGACGTGCGTCGTTCGTGGTCCCAGCGTGACCTGAACACCTCCGACGATTCGGCTATGGTTGCCGAAGACTATCGCGGCGGTGACTTCATCGACGTTCTGCGGAACGCATCGTCGGTGATGCAGGCAGGCGCGACCATGCTGACCGGCCTTGTTGGTGATGTCAAAATCCCCAAGAAGACCGCTGCTTCGACCGCAGGCTGGATCTCCACTGAGGGCGGCGCATCGTCCGAATCGGAGCCGACCTTTGGCCAGGTCACCATGTCGCCGAAGACCCTTGGCGCGTTCACCGACATCACTCGTCTGATGATGATGCAGTCCAGCCTCGACATTGAGGCACTGGTCCGTAACGACCTGTCAACTGGTCTGGCGCTGGCGATTGACAATGGTGGCCTTCAGGGTTCAGGTTCGTCCGGTCAGCCGACCGGCATTGCAAACACGTCAGGCATCAATGCTCCGACCAACTTTGCAGCGGCAAACCCGACCTTTGCCGAAGTGGTCGCGATGGAAAGCGCTGTCGCCGAGGACAACGCCCTGATGGGCAACCTCGCGTACATTCTGCCCGCAGGCATGTACGGCGCTCTGAAGACCACTGTGAAGGACTCTGGCTCCGGTCAGTTCGTTGTCGAGCCGGGTGGCACGATGAACGGCTACCGCGCCATTGTGTCGAACCAGGTCACCGCTGGCGACCTGTATTTCGGCAACTTCTCAGACCTGCTGATCGGCATGTACGGTGGCCTCGACATCACTGTCGATCCGTACACTGCATCGACCAGCGGCACGGTCCGCATTGTCGCGCTGCAAACTGTTGACGTTGCCGTCCGCCACGCGGTCAGCTTCGCCTACAACAACGACGGCGCTTAATGGCGCTCACTTGGGGGGGCTTCTCCAGCCCCCCCAATCCTGAACTGGAGAACAGAATGAACCACTACTTGGTCTTGAAGAACTGCGTGGCTGGCGGCGAGCGTCGCAAGGCCGGGGATGTCGTCCAGCTTCCCGCCAGCGAAGGGAATATCCTGATTTCAATGGGCCGCGTTGAGCAATCCTCCGCGCCCAAAGCTGAACCTGTTGTTGAAGATCGCGCTGTTGGCCTGAAGGCATACAACGCGCCTAAGAAGCGGGGTCGCAAGGCAAAAGATGCCCCTGCCGCTGAATGACGATCTGACATCCATCTTGGATGTGGATGAGTTCGCTGTCGCCGTCACCTATGACGGCGGCACGATCTACGGCATCTTCGACAATGAGACTGTCCCTATTGATGCTGGCGGCTATGTGCAGGTGCATCAAGAACAGCCTCGGCTGACCTGCCGCACGGCTGACGTGCCAAGCATCGCTGAGGACAACCAGATGGTCATCAACACTGTGACCTACGACATTAAGGCCTGGGTACACGACGGCACGGGCGTGACGACGGTACAGTTGGAAAAGGTCTGATGGCTCACATTCGCAAGCAGATCAGAGATCGGGTTGAGGCCATCCTAACAAGCGCTGTGACGCTTGCCACAGGCGGTGTTTATGCGTCACGGGTATATCCGCTCACGGAAGCTAAATTACCCGCTGTGACCGTTTACAGCGGCTCTGAGGCATCAGGATTGCAGACTATGGGGGTAAGGACGCTTGCGCGTGATCTCAGCCTTGTAGTTGATGCGTATGTGCGGGCAGTCGATACCTTTGACGATGATGTGGACGCGCTGTGCGTTCAGATCGAAGAGGCCATTGCGGCGGATTACACGCTGAATGGCCTTGTGAAAGATAGTATCTTAATTAGTACCGAGATTGACTTTGATGGCGATGCGGAACGTCCTGTTGGCGTGGCACGCTTAACGTATACGATCCGATATGTTAGTAGTATCGGTGACGTTGAAACGGCCAGATAACAGGAGGCTCCTATGGCTACACATACCGGCAGCGAAGGGACCGTAAAGGTCGGTTCCAATGCCATTGCGGAAATCCGCTCTTTCTCAATTGAGGAAAGCGCAGACACGCTTGAAGATACCACGATGGGCGATACCGCTCGCACCTACAAGCCGTCGCTGACGACCTTTACGGGGTCGGTTGACGTTCTGTGGGATGAGACTGACACCACTGGTCAGGGCGCTCTGACCATCGGTGCAGAAGTCACGCTGAACCTCTACCCAGAAGGCGATGCGTCTGGCGACACCTATCTGACCGGATCTGCAATCGTCACCGGGCGCACCGTCAATTCCTCGTTTGACGGCTTGGTCGAGATGTCCATCTCGGTTCAAGGAAACGGCGCTCTGACACAGACCACGGTGTAATACATGAGCCTTGGTAAGCGCATCGCGGCCAAGCGCTCTGAGCAAGAGCGCAAGGTCACCGAAGTCGCAGAATGGGGAGAGGGGGATGAACCCCTTCTCCTCTATTCTGTGGATGTTACTGCGCGCGATCTGGACAAGATCCAGCGCAAGCATCCTGGCTTTTTGAACAACGTCACGATGGCTGGCATGGTTGAGGTGATCATTGAAAAGTGCGAACTGGACAACGGCGAGAAAGCGTTCACGCTGGAGGATAAAGCGATCCTTATGGGCGAACCTCTTTCGGTCATTACCAAAGTGTTCACCGCAGTGTTCACGGGAACCAGTGTCGAGGAACACCTAAAAAACTAAAGGGCGATTCATTCAGGGTGAACTTGATCGGGCTGGCTGCACGTCTTGGCAAAACAATCGCCGAGATTGAGGAAATCAGCATAAGCGAGTACAATGAATGGATCGCATATTTCATGATACTTGAGGAGCGCGAGAAAGATGGCACAAGGCCTCGGTGAAAACCTCGATATCAACATTGGCGTGAACGTCACGGGTCTGCCGCAAATCCAGCAGGTTCAGACCCGAATGAAAAATCTGAACAACACGATCCAGAAGTCAACATCGCAGTACAATGCGAATGTTGTGGCGACCAACAAGTGGGCCAAGGGTGCGCTCCAGCAAGCCGGTTACCAGGTTGGTGACTTTGCCGTTCAGGTTGCCAACGGCACCAGCGCCGTGCAGGCGTTTGGCCAGCAAGGCTCTCAGTTTTTGGGCATTTTTGGCCCGATGGGCGCTGTGATTGGTGCTGTCGTAGCAATTGCTTCTGCTGTTGGGGTTGCCTTTGAAAAATCCCGTTCTCAAGGGCAATCATTTCAGGAAGGAGTTGAAGACCTTTCCAAGGCCTTGTCGGACTATCAAAGCGCAGCCAAACGCGCCAATATGTCCTCCAGTGATTTGGAGGACAAATATAAAGATGCCGCAGAGGGGGCTAGAACGCTATTTGAGGCTCAGGCTAATCTCCGCAGATTGGACGCAATCGGAATTTTAGGCAAAACCGTGGTCGCGCTGCGCGATGAATTTGGCAGTTTTGCTGATATATCTAGAGAAGAAATTCAGAAAGCCGAGGACGCATTTAAAGACCTTGGAGAAAGCATTAACGACGCATCACAACAAAGCGATGCTCAGTTTCGCGCTGCCAATGATGCTGTGGACACCTATAACGACAAGATTTTTGACCTTCAAAACACAATGGGGGCAACCCTTTTGGAGGCATTTGACCTTGCGAAGGAATTGTCTGATCTCGGCGCAGCAGAAGGTCCAACCCAAATTGCAAAAGAGTTGGAAGATGTTAGAACAACATTCTTGAAGATTGTTGGCAGCATAGATTCCGCCACCGAAGAGCAGCGAGAACTGTACCGTCAGCTTATTGAGAGCGCAATTGCAGCCTTAGATCTTAATACGACCTTTGCAGAGACTGAAGCTGCTGCGAAGGCGACTGAAGAATCTGTTGCGGGTCTTTCTGGCGAGATTTATAGCGCTGCTAACGGCGCAATAATTCTGCGTGATGCCCTTGCATCCGCCGCCACGTCGGCAATGACCCAACAAGAAAAGATTGCTATCCTGAACGCAAAAATAGCGGCAGCGCAGCGTGGTGCATCCGTAGAGTATTCAGAGGCTGCTGCCAAAGCAGCTATTGATTTAAGCAAGGCTGGCGCAAGCCTAGATCAGATTGCGGCTGCTGCCGACACCGCTGGCCAGCAAGCAGTAGAGATTGAAAATCTAACTGAGCAATTTAACGCACTTGGCGAATCTGGCGGTGGCGCAATGAAAAAGATCAAGCAAAGTGTTTCCGCACTGACGCCTGAAATGCAAAAGTTGAAGGATCTGAACAAAAGCATCGAAGGAGCATTCGAAACCGGCTTCATGTCAATCATTGACGGCACATCCTCTGTAGCAGACGCCTTCCGCAGCATGGCCAGCAGCATCATCAAAGAACTGTATCGCGTCTTCGTGGTAAAGCGGATCACTGGCTTTATTTCTGACGCCATTGGTTTTGCAGCGCTGCCAGCGAGCGGAACCTACACCGGCTCTTTCGGCCTGCCCAGCTTTCCATCCGGCGACGGCGGCGGCTACACGGGCAACGGCGCGCGTGCGGGCGGCTTAGACGGCAAAGGTGGCTTTATGGCCATGCTGCACCCGCGCGAGACTATTGTTGACCACACTAAAGGGCAGGGCGGCGGCGTCATCGTCAACCAGACGATCAATGTTTCGACCGGCGTGCAGCAGACTGTGCGGACAGAGATCAAGCAGCTTATGCCGCAGATTGCAGATGCCGCGAAGTCAGCGGTTGTTGATGCCAAGCGGCGCGGCGGATCATACGGAAGGGCGTTTGCATAATGGCCATCAGTTACCCTTTGACGCTTCCATCCCACACGGGCATCGCGCAGATCGAACTGCGGGCCATCAACGCCGTGGCCTACAGCATGTCACCGTTCACCTTCGCTGGACAGGCGCATGCCTATTCTGGCCAGGCGTGGGCTGCTGATGTGACGCTGCCACCTATGAAGACGGCAGATGCAGAAACTTGGCTTGCGTTCTTGCTGTCACTGCGCGGCCAGTACGGAACATTTTCCTTGGGTGACCCGCTGAGAACATCTTTGCGTGGCACGGCGCAGTCCTGCACGATTACTGGGTCGCCGGGCGACAGCACTGTGGACGCTACCGTTCCATCCGGCCAGACGATTCTGGCTGGCGACTACATTGATCTCGGCACTGGAAGCGACAGGACGCTCCACAAGGTTTTGATCAACTATACAGGCACGGGTGCCGCTGCCGATCTTGAAATCTGGCCTGCACTTCGCACCGCGCAGTCTTCAACGTCAGCCGGTCTTTCAAACACCAAAGGCATCTTCCGCCTGTCCACCAACGAGCAAGCCTGGTCAATCAATGAGGCCAGCATCTACGGCATCACCTTTGGCGCGATGGAGGCTATCTAATGTCAAGGACAGTCCCTTCAGCGCTTTTGTCGGCCTTAGCGCAGTCAGAGGTGCAGCCGTATTATGCGGTTGAACTTGCGTTTGACAGCGGCACTGTGAGGCTCTGGACGGGATATGGCGACAGGACAATTGAGAGTAACACCTACGTCGGGGCCGGGAGCCTGCTCAATATCCAAGGCTTGTCTGAGGTGGCCGATCTGTCGGCCAAAGCCATCACAATTAACTTGAGCGGGGTGGCTACTGACCTAGTTTCGCTGGCGCTGCAAGAGCCATATCAAAGGCGTCGATGCCGGGTGTTGTTCGGCGTGACCAAC